CCCGCGAGGGGGCCCGGCGCAGTGCAGTTCATCCAAAATCCCTTCCTTTTATCCTACCCTTTCTGGGGGTAGGAGGAGGGGGGATGAGATTGAGAGGGTTACCTCTCAGGACCGGAAGGAGCTCTACTTTAGTGGCTGACAAGAGGCGAAGGGCCGTTTCAGTTAAATGGCCCAAGTCTAAGTGGATCCGCGAGATCACTGGGCGGGATGCCGGTAGTTCCGGGCATCTCATTCAGGATCCGTGGGGCACTGTGGACTTTACCCCGAGTCTAGCCCCTTTGCAAGGGATACAGGAAACTGTATCTGAGAACCATGGCCGTCACTGGAGAGATTCCGGTGGCGACGTAGGTGGAGACTTTACATCGACGAAGAGATATATGGAGCCGGTTTCACAAACCGTCTTCACAATCAAATCGCCGGTGTATCTCGATGGCGGTATCGGTAATTCTTCGGAGTATAAGTACACTTATAAAGGTGTGCTTTATCCTCAGATGCCGACGTCGTACCCGCCGTTCGCGAGCTCGAGTGATTCGAGTCTTGCTGCGAAAGGTACGATAGCCATCGCGAATTGTGCTCCAACGAATCCTGTGGCGAACCTAGCAACTGCCGTATTGGAGGCCTATAGAGAGGGCCTACCGCATCTGGTGGGCCACACTTTGTGGGCCGATCGGACGCTCAATGCTCAACGCCTGCTCCACAATCCCGACGTGGTTAAAGACCAAGCCGGGCGAGTGGTTAAGGACAAGAGCGGAGAGTTTCTGAATTACCAGTTCGGCTGGTTGCCGCTTCTCGCGGACATCACTCAGTTTTTGAATGGTGTCGTGAACCTTGAGAAACTAGTAAATCAGTATCTCAGGGACGCGGGTAAGGTTGTTCGCCGCAATTATCGTTTCCCCTTGTCTACGACAGTAAACGAAACCGTCCTTGGAGTTCCCGGGTCAGTCAGTATTGCTGGCCCTGGTGACTTCACAGGTGCGATGATGTCTGCTGTACGTAAAGGGACCGCTACACGTCGTAGGATTACGACGGTGGACTGTTGGTTTTCAGGGGCTTTCACCTACCACCTGCCCAATGACATGTTTGTTGGGTTGGCAGGAGGTGATAAGCTTTTCATTGCCCGTAAGATGCTGGGCCTTGACCTGAATCCTGACGTCCTTTGGGAGTTGGCTCCTTGGAGCTGGGCTGTCGACTGGTTTAGTAACGTGGGGAAAGTAATACATAACCTCACGTCCTTCCAGACCGATGGTCTTGTGCTGAAGTATGGTTACATCATGGAGCATACAACTGTCCGTGATGTGTACGACTTCAGTGGAGATCTCGGCCTTCGGGCCGGGATTGAATTCTCCGGTAGACCTCCGGCAATCATCCTCGTTTCGGAAACGAAGCTGAGGCGGAGAGCTACACCCTTCGGGTTCGGGCTGAACCTGTCTGCTCTAACGAGTAGGCAGAAGGCCATCATGGCTGCTTTGGGCCTTTCGAGGCTTAAGTAGTCATGGATGAACTTACAGCGTCAAACGCCAAGGGGGCTGTAGACCACAGCCCTAGGAGTGATGCCTATGGCACTAGCCGATCCTCAATCCATCACCATTAATGCGGTGACAAACTCTCTACCGCGAACTTTTGCGGAGGGAAGTGAGTCAGCGTACACTTCTGCTGATGGGTTGTGGAAGCTTTCCGTGAACCATACCCTCGTGAAACAGGGTAGGACGCGGAGGCTTCTGAGGTTCGACCACTCGAAGATTACTACCGATCCGTATATCAGCTCGCAGAATGTGAAGGTCGGTACGGCCATATATTTGGTCGTCGACATTCCACCTGCGGGCTATACGAACACGGAGTTGATGCAGATTTACACTGGCTACAAGGCCATGATCTCTGCGTCTTCGGATGCGATGATCACCAAGCTCTTTGGTGGTGAGTCGTAGCGAGGGCGACGTCCGTAATTCCGAGGAGGAGGGGAGTCCCGAAAGGGACTATCTTCTCCAAGTCGGAGGGCGTCGTCATCGTGACGATGTGGAATTCAACGAGTTGGACATCAAGCTGAGAGTTAGCTATAAAACGCTACTCCTGGCCTTTGTCCTGTTCGACGTCTTTCACAGAGTCGTCAATTCGCTAAGCGACTCTTCCGCTATTCAGGGTATTATTCCCTGGTAGTGGAGAGTGGCTGGTGATAGATCGGTTGCCGTGAGGCGACCACTCGGTGGTGCCCGGGTTATTCTACAACAACGATCGGGGTTCTCCCCGAGAGAGGCAGTAACGAAATGTCACGCCAATCCCGGGGGGAGTACAACCCCCTTAAACTACGGTTTGCCCTTCGGGCGTGCCGCTTCGCGAATGCGGAGTGGAACTCCCGTGGCAACCGTGGCATGCGGTACATTGTCGACGCGCCCATTCACGAGGCCATTGACAGGGACTGCGAAGTCCTTGTCCTTGACATCGTTGAGGACGTGTTGATTTCCGTGCCGGATCTGATGTTGCGGCTCACGCCGGAGAACGCGGCAGTCGTTAGCTGGACACACAGTCCCGCTAACGGCCAAGCGATTCTCTAGTACCGGTCGCTCAGTAACATAGGCTATGGATTCGTTTACCTTCTCAAGAGAGGAGGGACGATGAAAAGCCTTATGTCACTCTGGTCCCGACTGGCGGAGGAATCCGCCAGTCAATGCTGCACGAGCGCCCACCAAGACATTAATACCGCCTTGGTGCGTATCGAACATGAGGGGTGGTCGTTTATGACGATCACCCTACCAGACCTTGGCAAGTCGTTCCAAAGATGGCTTGACCAAGGCAAGGTGGCTATCCACCCCGCGTTCAGGAATGAGCGCGGGGGAAGTTTCCCTCTGTTTCTAGGGGGTTTCTTCAGCCGTGTGTTCGATCGGAGTAGTGGCTTGTTGCTTGACGATCCGTGTACGGACAGTATCAAAGCCATTAGACAGCTAACGCTGTTTTTTGGCAAGATCGAGCTTGAGTGCTCCCCAGCACGAAAGCTAGCGTCCGTTGCGAATTATGTCAAGTGTGAGCAGGAAGTCCGTTTGTTCGACAATGAACTCTCGAAGAGCGATCTTAGAGAGTTCGTTCGCATGTCGAACATGCTGTATGGGCGTATTTTCGCTAAGGTAGATAGAGATGTCTACCTTGGGCGTTACGTACCACGGCACGGTCCAGGATCCACCGCTGATGGACTTAAGGGTAACCAAAAGTTCATTCAAACGGTCTGGACCGAACGTCTCGAAAAATCCGGCCTCGCGGCCGGGGAGAATCTGCTGCCTAACTGGCGATACTATGACCAGTTGGCAGGAGTTGACTTCCTCGAACCTGGCGCGGAGGTACCTGTACAAGTTACCCTCGTACCTAAGACGCTTAAGACTCCGCGAGTGATCGCCATGGAGCCGACCTGCATGCAGTACATGCAGCAGGCCATACTTCAGCGATTGCTCACGTATCTCGGTCAGGATGACTTCCTGGCGAGGGTTATCGGATTTGATGACCAAGTTCCTAACCAGGAGCTTGCTCGTCGCGGTTCGATTGATAACCGAACTGCGACACTCGATTTGAGTGACGCTTCCGATAGAGTCTCTAATCAGCTCGTTAGAGCGATGCTGCATGCTTGGCCTCATTTGTCAGGGGCCGTAGACGCAACTCGCTCAAGACGGGCAGAACTGCCGCTTGGCGAAGTAAAACAAATTCGCCTTGCGAAGTTCGCGTCAATGGGTTCAGCACTCTGCTTTCCTTTTGAAGCGATGGTTTTTACAACATTGATCTTCATGGGCATCCAGAGATCGCTCAACACGTCACTTTGCCGTAGTGACCTACATGGTTACTCGGACTCGGTGCGTGTCTTTGGGGATGATCTAATCGTTCCCAAGGACCATGTGCTTACCGTTGTCAACTTGCTCGAGCATTTCGGTGCGCGAGTAGGGGCCGACAAGTCTTTCTGGACTGGAAAGTTCAGGGAGTCTTGTGGTCGGGAGTACTTTAATGGGCACGATGTATCCATTACTCGTGTCCGGCAAGAATTTCCGACACAACGGCAAGACGTTAGCGAGGTAATCTCGCTGGTCTCTCTCCGGAACCAACTCTATTTGAGTGGTTACTGGAAGACCGCGAGTTGGTTGGATGGGATACTAGGGAAGCTATTGACACACTTCCCTACTATCCAACCTACTTCCCCGCTGCTGGGCAGGGTGAGTTTTCTCGCCGAGGACACTAGCGTGTTCTCTGGCGAAAGGCTTCACCCACGCCTTCAAAGCCCTGTGGTTAAGGGCTTTGTAGTGAAGGCCAAACCCCCGAGAGATCCTCTCGATGGGACTGGTGCCCTTCTCAAGTGCCTACTTAAGTTGGACAACGGTGATAGTTTAAGGAACCTTGAAGGTTCCTGTCACCGACCCAGCATATCCGTCGATGGCCTCGCGGCCATTGAAGGACTATCGAGAGGGAGACCTCCGGTAGATTCAAGTAAGCACCTGGAACGCTTTGGGCGTGCCAATACGCTTAGCATGAAAATTGGCTGGAGATCACCCCTTTAGGGAGTGGTCGGGGCCAGCATAGATACGCTGACCTTGAGGGAGAG